CGTCGCTTGTATGACAGCAAAGGGCAGCCGATTGATCTACGATCGCTGGACGACGACACAGCAGCCGCGATCGTAGGCCTGGAGATCACGGAAGAGTTTGCCGGCGAAGAGGAAGAGCTACGGGCTATCATCGTCAAGAAATACCGCTTGGCCGATAAAGTCCGCGCCCTGGACAGCATCGCCCGGCACTTGGGGATGTTCCAGGACAAGCTTCAGATCGGTGGTCACGTGACGATCCGGAAGCTTGAGGATCTGATGCCATGACGAAGACGTACACCGCACAGGAGATTATCGAGCAGCGTAAAGCGCTTTGGGCAGACGATCCGAACATCAATCGTGATCAAGAGTTCCGTGATTCCGTTGCCGATGCCCTGGTCAATGATCCGAGCCTACGCCGGGAGGTCGCCGATCGCCCTCAGCTGCTGATCGAAATGCTGATGATCGTTGTCAGCAAGGAAAAGCAGACGATGCCTTTCTTCCTCAACACGGTGCAACACATGTTCTTCAGCACACTGGATCAAGCCTTAGCGGATTACCGAAGCGGCACACGCCTGGTACTCCGTTTTCTTTTGCTCAAAGGGCGACAGCAGGGCTTCACGACGGCGATTACCGCGTATCAGCTCGCGTGTTCAGTAACCCGGAAGAATTTTGAGGGCTTCACGGCTGCCGACGACGACAGCAACGCATCGACGATCTTCGAGAACAAGGCCAAGTATCCGTACAACGCCTTGCCTGAGGCGACAAAGCCGACCGAGAAGCTGAACAACAAGAAGCAGCTGTTGTTCGATAAGCTCAACAGCAGCTGGGAAGTAAAGACTGCCAGCCGGAACATGGGTCGCTCCCGTACGATCAACTTTATGCACGGATCCGAAGTTGCATTTTGGAAAGATGGCATCAGCGGGGTTCAGGCCGGTCTCGGTGAAGCCATGACGAAAGACGCCGTACAGATCTACGAGTCGACGGCTAATGGCTACAACGAGTACAAGGATCTCTGGGACAGCGGGACGTGGATCAACTGTTTTTACGCCTGGTGGCTGACGGACGAGTACCGTATGGCCTTTGAATCGGCCGAGCGGCGAGCGGCCTGGCTTGCAGAGATGCAGGAGTTGGCCACGCTGAAGAAGTGGATCGGCATGCGCTGTATGTGGCTGCTGAACGACGTCGGTCTGGATCCGGAGCAAGTCTATTGGTACTACAACAAGTGGAACGGCTACTTGGACAAAGAGATGATCAAACAGGAGTATCCTTGTTCTGATCAGGAAGCGTTCTTGGCGTCTGGCCGGCCCGTCTTTGCCGTGGACAAGATCGTTATGCGTATCGAGGATCTACGGCGCTTGTATAAGATGTATCCGCCTGAGCGCGGCCGCTTTGCGTATGAGTGGGCAAATCCGGAGACGCAGGACCGCATTCGGGACGAAACGATCAAGTGGGTACCGGATGAGTCTGGAGAGATCACGATCTATCGCCGTCCTACATCCACGGTTCCTTATGTCATTGGCGGTGATACGAAGGGGGAAGGCCGGGACAAGTACGCGGCGACTGTGATCGACAACACGAACGGTATGCGAGTAGCGTCGCTGCACATGGCCGTCAATCACTCCAAGCCGTACACATGGCAGATGTATTGCCTGGGCCGCTACTACAACACGGCGCTCGTGGGGATTGAAATGAACTTCAACACCGCTCCGATCGAGGAGCTGGAACGGCTCAAGTACCCGCTACAGTACGTGCGGCAGAAGTACGACAGCATGGGCAAACCGGTCGAGAAGAAGTTCGGCTGGAAGACCGACGGCAACACACGGCCGCTCATCATCGACAAGGAGATTGGACTGATCGACAGCCATATCGAGCTGTTCACGCATATCGACTTCCTGAGCGAAGCGCTGACGTTCGTTTACGACAAGAACGGCCGTCCGGATGCCGAGTCCGGCAAGCATGATGACCTGCTGATCAGTGACATGATTGCCAACGAGATCCGGACGCAGCAATCGTTCACCGTCGCAGCGATCGACCCGACACCGGTACCGGTTCATCACGCGTTCCGGACTGAAGCGGACACACCAACAGGAGGCGATTATATTGAGTGGTGACACAATCGATCCGGAGCTTGCGAAAAAGTACGTGGCATATATGCGGTATCTGGCTACTCGCGCCCATCACTCTTGGTTTACCGAGGACGAGATAGAACGGATTGAAAATGAATGGAAGGAAGTTGCTCCAGATGGATAAGATCACGCAACTCGCGAAGCTACTGGAGATTACCGGTATCGAACCGGAGACAGCAGCGTTAATCAACGTCAAGATCCGCGAAGCACTGAACGCGCCGGAGCCACGAGCAGATCCAAAGGCTATCTCGGCGCTGCAAGACCTGATCGCGGAGTGGACAGGAGGTGCTGAGATTGGCGAAGGCACAGGCAAGTGAACCTGAACAGTCGTTAGTCGGCTTATTCAGCCAGCGTTATGAGCAGGGCAAGTCCTACATGCGGCAGGCAGGATACTTTAGCGCCTGGCCATTGTACGAACGCTTCCGCGCCGGCGATCAATGGCCAGCGCCGACGGCACGTACAAAGTCGCTACCACGCCCCGTATTCAACATGATCAAGCTGATCGAGACGCACAAGGTCAGCAACGTCATGGCCGAGCAGATCAATATGGTTTTCTCGCCGCAAGAGATGGAAGAGCAGGAGGTTCCGGAAGGCGAGATCGCTGTGGGCGAGCTGTTCACCCGCTTGTCCGCAGCGACGTGGGAGCGGTTGGATCAGGACGATATGAACGAGGAAGCGCTGGAGATCGGTGCCAACACCGGCACGATGATTGCCCATTACTATTGGGACACTGAGATCAAAGGCGGCACCAAGTTCCCATATGTCGGCGAGATGGAAGGCGAGGTTCTGGACCCGATCAACGTTTTCTTCGGTAATCCGCAGCAGCGTAACGTACAAAAGCAGCCGTATATCCTCATCACAAGTAGGGATGAGGTATTTAACGTGCGAAGCTACGCGAAAAACAATGGCGTGTCGAAGGAAATGACGAAACAGATCAAGGCGGACAAGGATGTCCAGGACGAGGGCTACGATCGGGCAAAGGATGAGGTCGATTCGGCCGATGGCAAGGTTACGGTCATTACATGCTACTGGCGCAAGGATGGCCAGATCTATTTCGCCAAGATTGCCAGCGGCGTTTTGATCTGTCCGGAAAGATCGATTGGACATCGCCGGTACCCGATCGCGGTCATGCAGTGGGATCGGCGACGCAAGGCGATCCACGGCGTCGGCGAGACCGAAGCACTCATTCCGAATCAACGCGCAATTAATACGTTGATCGCTATGCAGATCCTGAGCGTCCACCTGACCGGCTTCCCGAAGATGCTGTACAAGTCCGGCTCGGTCGATCCAATGAAGATCACGAACCAGCCAGGTGAAATGATCGAAGACCGCAGCCTGCCTGGACAAGGCGACGGCATCAAATATTTGCAGCCTGGCGCAATCAGTACCGTGGCCGGTCCATTGGTTGATACGATCATCGGACACACGCGTTCAATGTCCGGAGCGGACGACGCTGCCACCGGTACCGCTCCGAGCGCAGATATGAACGCGACTGCGATCGCGTTGCTGCAAAAGGCATCTGCCGTACCGATCGAGTCCATCAAGCGGCGCTATCGCAAATGGATTCAGGACATAGGGCTGATCTGGGAAGAGTTTTGGAAGATCAAGTACAACCTTCCGCGCCAAGTCACCCTCAAGGACGACGACGGCGAAGAGTTTGCCGCTGAGTTCACCGGCTCGGACTATGCCGATCAAGAGCTGCGCCTGAAGATCGACGTCGGCCCGAGTTCGACGTACTCCGAATCACTCGTGTTGGCCAGCCTTAACGACGCGATGTCTCGTGGGGATCTGTCGTACAAACAGTTCCTCAAGTTCGCTCCTAAGAACGTCGTCCCGTTCCGCGATCGCCTGTTGAAAGACATGGAAGAGCAAAGCGGAATCGTCGGCATGATCGAGCAGTTCGTCGAGTCGTTACCGCCTGAGATGCAGCAGCAATTCCAAGGGCTTGATCCAGCGCAGCAGTTCCAGTTCATCATGGTGGGCATGCAGCAGCAACTGGCGCCACAAATGCCTGCACAACCCGGCGCACCGCCGGGCGCAGTAGCCCCGACTGACGCGATGTCAGCCAGCTCGGTTCCGTCGCCTATTGCGGAGCCGCAAATCATTTAGAGGAGGATGACCATGACTGTCAAGATTACGAAAGCGCCAGAGGGCCAGACAAACGGAGATCTGATGTATCAGTTCCTGGACACGGTAAACGGTAAGGGTGAGACTTTCGAGTTTCCGTCCGAGCAGAACCACCTGTACGTGCTGAACGAAGGTACGGAGGATATCGAGGTTCGTGCCGGCGATCTGGTTCGTACGTTGCGTCCTCGGGAGAACTTCGGCAAGGAGATCGATTTTAGCAAAGTCCGCTTGAAGTCCCTTGCTGAAGACAAGGAGCTGACGATCGCCTTCAGTGTTTACGCCACCCAGTACAAGATGCAGGGGCAAGCGAAGGTTGAGGGTATCGAGACGGAGAAGCCGGCCACGAACGCGACCGGCGGCGAAGAAAACAAGTAACTGAAT